CGCTGTGTAGAACCAGCAGGCCCGGTCCTCATCACATGCAGGACCACCGCCGACGTACCCGTGCCGGCATAACCGAAGAACGAACCGGTCCTTGATGCTGGCAATGGTTGATGCCTGCATGGCTGAGAGTGTGACGCTCATGTGGAGCTCTCCCAGCAGCGACGGGTATAGGGACAGAGTTTGCAGAGATAGAAGGAGGACTCGGCGGCGATCCGCGGCGGCAGGACTTGCGCCTCGGCGGCCCGGATGATGTCGACGGCCTTGTCGGAGAGCCCCTGTGCCACGTGCGGAACGAAACCTACCGTCTCGTGATGGAGCTCCTGTGTATCCTTGTTGAGGCAGGTGAAGAGTGCCACCCCCAGCTCCATGTAGGCCATGTAGAGTTGGAGTTGCGCGTAGTAGACGGGCTTCGACAGCTCGACGCCGCGCTTTACCACGTCGGCCCAGGATTTTGCCTTCAAGCCCTTGTGTTCCCAGAGTGCAGGCCACGCGATGCCGATATCGGGACCACCGACGATCACGCCGTCGATGTGCCCCTTGATCCGGCCTCCCGCGGTTTCGAAGCCAAACTGGCCGCCGCCGCGGCGCTGGGTCCGGAGTTCGAAGCCTGCGGCCCTCAGCCAGCGGATGGAGAGTTCCTCGAACTTGTGGCCGGCCGCGAAGATGCGAAGTGTCTGACCTGAGAAGGCCTTGTCCGGATCATGCGGTGTATGGGTGTATTCGTAGACGAGGCGGCGGCTGCAGGCTTCGCCGATCCGACTGGCGCCCAGATAGCTGCGTCTGGGCTCAGCCTCATGCTGGGCGACCAACGCCCCGTCGATGAGCGCATTGAGGCGTGCATTCAGTGACGTTCGCTCGCTGCCATAGGTGAAGCCGGAACCGTGATTGAGATCGATGAGCATCTCGGGCTTCAAGATGGGATACCCCCCGCGGAAGACTGCCGGAGCATGGATTCCTGGAAGCCGTCAACGCAGGCTTCGATAATGCGATCGATGTCTTCGGCGCTGCGATCATGGAACGGACCCATCAGGCCCAACTCGGTCAGCACCTCTGCGAGGGACCTCCGCGCATCGAGGATGGCGCGCTTTTCCATATCGGTCTTGTCGATCATCCCGGTGTTCTCCATGGCAAGTGCTGCGCCCAGGTTCAGGCAGCGCATCGAGCAGAAGCGATGAAAGGGGTAGCGGTCGAAGCGGAGCGACAGGCAAAAGCCGAAGCCCCGGGCCTCTCTGCCGCAGAGCGCGCACGGGGCTATCCGGCCAAGAGTAATCCGGTCAGGGCGCCGGAACCTTCCGGCCTGTCCCTGATCCGCTGCGAGGCCAGAACGATGAAGCGGGAGATGGCGTTGTCCGCCATGGCCTCGAGATCGCGGAGGCTCAGCGAGCTGATGGGACGGTCGAGCCTTCCTCTTGCCTCGAGCCATGCGCCGATCTCCCTTGCCGCTTCACGTGTCACGTGGGCCTGCCACTCGTCATCCGTCATTTGCGTCGACTTAGGTGGCGAGCCACGCCGGGCCAGGCTTAGCCGCTGGACCCGGAGCGGCGGCTGGAGCAGCTTGCGCAGCGGGCGCGGATGCAGGAGCAGAAGCCGGTGCACTGGCACTGAGGGTGCTGCCCCAGGCGGGCTTCGCAGCCGCAGGTGCCGCCGCCTTGCCCTCTCCCCATGCGGGTTCCTCGATGTCAGGCTTGGCGGCAGCACGCGAGCGCGCCGAAGGTGCGGGCGGCACAGACTCACCCTTCATCACCTTCTGCCATTCGGGTTCATTCGGCAGCACAACCCGGTCCAGCCGGTTGCGGTCGGGGTAGCGCGGGTTATCGCTGGACTCGATCTTGATTTTGCCGATGAAGGTGATCCCGGACATCTGTGAGAGACCTTCAAGACGCCGCTTCGACTTCGCCGCCTCGCTCATGTCCTGGGTATCGAGCCCCAGCGCGCTATCGATCATGGAGCGGAAGGCCGACTTTGTGATCTTCCAGCCAATCGAAACACCCTGCTCATCGGCCTTCCCGCCCATGACGGTGAAGAACTGCCAGAACTTCCGCCGCGCATATGGACCCTCGACAATGGTGAACTCGGCATCGATCTGCTGCACGTCGCTGCCAGGCGCGTTTGATGGCTTGAGCAGCCGCGCATCGGCGGGGCTCGCCCCGTCGATGGAACCCGGCCGGAAGATCATGGTGATCTTTGCGAAGGTGCCGTCGGGAATGATGTCGGTCGTGGTCTGCGGCTGGGCGTCGTTCATGTCATAGGTCATGGGAGTCAACCTTTCTTCGGGCTGTGGATCCTGGCGAGAAGGTGGGAGAGGTCGGCGGGCTCGGTGACGTCGAGCCTGCCGGAGCGGTCCTTGGCGGGAAGGCCGTAAGGGTTGACCGTCTGGCAGACGAGACGGCGGGTGCGGCCCTTCGTGGGGTCATGCCGCCAGCCATCGCCTTCGGGCTCGAAGAGGCTCAAGGTCGCGACCTGGTCGACGATGCCGGGGAGTTCCCGGGCCACCTTTCCCCCCTCGAGCTGCGGTTGCCACGTGGGCCGTCCGAACTCGTCGGTCACCTGCTCGAGGATGCCGACGAAGATCGTGGTCTTGCCCTCGGCATGCTGCAGGTGCTTCAGCAGCGTGATCACTTCCCTCGCCAGCAATCCATAGGCGCCGCGGACATCGGGCTTGCCGGTGCGCTCCGAAAAGGACTCCGGCTGCTGCTTCGCCCAGGCCATGGCCTGGCGCGTCAGGTCGGTGAGCGAGTCAACGAAGACGTAGCGTTTTGCCGCCACCAGCCCTGCGAGATCCGGGTAGGTCTTCGCCACATGGGCATGGTGGCCCTCGGAGTAGTAGCCGTTGGGATCGGCGGCGGGGTTCACGCCACCAATCAGGCAGGCGATGTCGCGCGCATCCTCGAAGCTGCGGATCGGGATGCTGTCACCATCCCAGTCTTGCACCGACATGAGGCCCGCCTCGAAGTCGAGACACAGCGTGTCCGTGCCGGGCAATGCCTTCATCAGGGACGTCTTGCCGGACCCGCTCGGCCCAAGGACACACAGCGTCGTCCTGGCGTTGGCAGCCGAAAGCCGCATCGTGGCGGTGACCAGGCGGAGACTCACGCGCTCCTCCCGTCGGGGGCGATGAGCTCGTAGTCGGGCCGTCCCGTCTCGACGGTGCGGGCACTGGCAAAGAGCTCCCGCAATCGGCCGGGCCAGGCCTCGAAGGCTCGCTCGGAGACTTCGAGCTTCACCTTCACATAGTCTTCCGGATCCTCACCCCAGCCCGAGCGGATGACCTCGACCAGCTCCTTCAGCCGCTGCTGGTCCCATTTGACCCGTTTTGGCAGGTCAGCGACGACGAGAAAGCCATTGTCCTCGAAGCGGACGGTGCCCGTATCCTTGGCCTGTTCGGCACGAACCTGGCGGGCCCGGGTGCTGTAGCGGCGATCCAGGGCCTGGTCGAGCTTGTCGTCGAGAAACTGTGCGTCCTCGAGGGTCTTCTCGATCGCGTGCCGCAACGCCGCAAGCCGGTCGGCCGGCAGTGCTGCGAGCTCCGCAACCGTCATCGCCTGGAGATCTGACAGGCCTGTGTTTGCTGCGGACCCAACCGACCGCGTGATGACCTCAAGCATCGCAGAGCCTCCGTCCAGGACGGATACCGGCCTTCGACCTTGCGGACAGGCGCATGGTGTCGGAGGTTCTGACGGCCAGATAGACCCACTCATGTGCGCCAACACGGCGCTGGACCGGCATGAGAAGTCCCTGGTCGCTTGCCACCATGATGCGATCGGCAAGTTCCGTGAGCTTGCGACGCTCCTTCTCTCGAACAACGCTACGCGAAGGCAGCCGGTCATGGGCAAGATGGCCGCGATAGTAGGCAATCGTGTCGCCAGGCTCGGCATCGACCAGCCAGTCGACAAGCCGGTTCTCATCGAAGGGCACTGCAAAGCACGGCAAAGGCTGCGGCTGGCGGTCGGGGATCTTGAGCATGAGGCAAACCTTTCTCGTTCGTCTGCACGGGACTTGCAGACGCTTGGGGGGATGATGTCGCGGGGAGGCTTGGGTTTCTCGGAACCCGTCAGGTCCTCTTGCCCCTATAGTAGGGATCGAGGCTCCGGTTTTTCCCGGGAGGTCATGACTTCAGAAACCAGGTCTTTGGCGCAACCCGGGCCGAGACCATGCGATAGCGGAGCTCGCGAAGGCGACGATAGAATTCGCTCACCGAGAGGTCCGATTGCCGCTGGGCTTCGGCAATGTCACCGTCACAAGCGAAAATCGATTGCACGATGAGGGCGAGATCGCCCGGTAGTCCTGCAACGAAGCCCCGGAAGGACAAGGCATCGAGGATCGTCGCTTCGTCCGGAGCCCGGGGATCGGCAAGCCTGTCCGCCAGGCTCGCAGGCGCTTCGTCATCACCTGCCTCGCGCGTTGCCGAAAGCTCCAGGCTGACCGTCACGGTGGCCCAGTTCGCCGTGATCCGGTCGGCAATGGCCTGGGTGGCCTGACGCGCAATGCGATAAATGAAGGCCGTCAGGTGGCCGCGGGCCTCGTCGAAATAGTGATGCCGTTCCAGCAGCACGAGGAGGATGTCCTGTTCGGCATCATCCTGCTCTTCCGCTGAAAGTCGCAGGGTTCGACCCAGTCTCCGGGCCTGGAGTCTTGCTGCTGACAGCATCAGTTCCAGAGTCCGCACGTCGCATGCGATCTCTGGGGGTGAGCGAAGACGGGCCGTTCCGGTCATGACAAGCTCCTCGCAATGGTTTGAATTGCGGGATCCCGCAATCATCTGGACACACGTCTCCGGCAAGCGGTCCGGGGACCGCCCAAACGTCTTGAAAGTCTCTCTCAGAAGATCAGGCGCGCCGGGACTTGAACTGGCGATAGACGGAGACGGCCACCGAGATATCCTGCTGCATGTCAGGCGGCAGGCGTTGGGCCTCGACAAAGGCCTGGTCGGTGGCGAGTCCCAGGCGTTCACAAGCTGCGATGATCAACGCATCCTTGGGCGCCTTCTCGAGGCCGCGTTCGATCCGCGACCAGTAGGCTGGCGAAATGCTGATGTCGCGCGCGAAATCCAGCAAGGTGATGTCCGTTGCCTCGCGCTTGGCGCGGATCCAGGTTCCAAATGCCATGGCATGGTCCTCCGGTTGGAATTGTTCAGTGAAGGGTGATGGGCCGCGGTGTTCGCAGCAGGTCATAACGTGACAGTCTCACCCGCATAAAGCTCTCGGAAACCCCGTAGAGTTCTGCGAGATTGAACAGGATCTCGGTTGCCGTCTCGGCCTCGATGATCTCGCCATCGATGGCAGGCGCACCCGAAATCACCTGGGAGGGCTTCGGCGACAGGCTGAGCCGCTGACGCTTCACCAGGCGCAGGAAGTCGACCCGGATGGGCGCTGGCGGCACCAGGAGTGCCCCCATGAACTCATTCGCCCGGACCTCCATGGGATCCCATCCGGCCGAGACTGTCGGCGCTTCGGTGGAAGCCGCCTGCATGTAAGGTGATTGCCGGCTCACCATCCAGGATGGCGCATCGAAGATCACATGGCCCAGCTCATGCGCAACCGTCGACCGCAACAAGGTGTCGGAGCCGCGCAGCCTGGGTCCATTGATGGACACCAGGACATGGAGCGGCGTTGACTCGGCATACTCCGTAACCCCCAGGACCTCTTCACCCTCCGCGTTGCGGACGGCGTGGTCAAAGTCCCAGACCACGCCAAAGCGGATATCGTTCACGTCAAGGCGCTCACCCTGCTCTTCGATCCGCGACAGATCGAGCTTCCGCTGCAGGGGATCATCCGTGAGTTGGGCTCTCAGATTGCGGGCCACCGCCCAGATTTCCGGGGGCGACAATTGCACGGGCTCGTGGGTCAGGGCCGAATGGCGAAAGCGAAGGGTGATGGGGGACATGGAACGCATCCTCGGACAGAATTTGTTCCTGTTTTGTTCCACAAATTCCCATCCCTGTCCAGACCCGATTTCGTGGACGCGCAATCACGATCCACAAGCGCTTGAGACATGGGGATAAATTCCCGGAAGATTTCTTCAGCCACGCGTCTCGCGGAGACACGACACTTGAACCGCGCCACACCGGCGGCGCCGCTGGTCTATGGGATCGACTGCCTGGGAGAAACCCGCGACCCAGTCGCTACTATGGAGGTATGAGCAATCCCCTTCATCCTGACCATATGACGCCCGCAGAGCGAAGAGCGGAGTTGGGCCGCATCCTGGCCGCCGGTCTGATCCGGATGAGCGCAGCGAAGTCCAGCACTTTATGTGCCAAGAATGGAGAGAGTTCTGTCGACTTCTCGCCCCCGAAGAGCGGTCATGCAACGGCACGTAAGCGGAGACCTGCATGACCACTCCAGACCCCATCCCCGCGCGACTGGCGGCACTGAAGACCATGCCAGCACCGGAACTGAGGAAGCAATGGCGCGATCTGTACGAGACCGACCCGCCGCCCTTTAACCGTCGCTATCTCGAGAGCCGGCTCGCCTACCGCATCCAGGAACTGGCCTATGGCGGCCTCAAGCCGGAGACGGTGCGAAGGCTGGAAAAGCTCGGCGAGGAACTGGACGGCGGCAGCAAGGCGAAACGACAAGTGCGCGCGGATTGGCGCCCGACGGCCGGGACGCGGTTGATCCGCGAATATCAAGGCGTCGAGCATTGCGTCACCGTGCGTGACACTGATTTCGAATACCAGGGCCGCCCCTACAAGTCCTTGTCGGCCGTTGCGCGTGCCATCACCGGTACCCAGTGGAACGGGCTCGCCTTCTTTGGCTTGAAATCCGGGCGGCGCGCATGACCAAGCCTGCTGCCCGCAAGATGCGCTGCGCCATCTACACCCGGAAATCCTCCGAGGAAGGGCTCGAACAGGAATTCAACAGCCTGCATGCCCAACGCGAGGCCTGCGAGGCCTATGTGGCAAGCCAGCGGTCCGAAGGCTGGGTCCTGGTGCGGGATCACTATGATGATGGCGGCATCTCGGGTGGCACGCTGGACCGGCCCGCCCTGACCCGGCTTCTCCGCGACATCGAGGAAGGCCTGGTCGACGTCGTGGTGGTCTACAAGATCGACCGCCTGTCGCGTTCTCTGATGGATTTTGCCAAGCTGGTCGAGGTCTTCGACCGGAACGAGGTCACCTTCGTCTCGGTTACCCAGAGCTTCAACACCACGACCTCCATGGGTCGGCTCACCCTCAACATCCTGCTCTCCTTCGCCCAGTTCGAGCGCGAGGTGACAGCCGAGCGGATTCGCGACAAGTTCCGGGCCAGCCGCATGAAGGGCATCTGGATGGGTGGCAATCCACCCTATGGCTACCGGGTCGAGGACCGTAAACTCTTGATCGACGAGGAGCTGGCTCCCCGTGTCCGCTGGATCTTCACGCGGTTCATCGAGGTGGGATCCGCCACGATCCTGGCCCGCGAGGTTGCCAGCCAAGGCTTCCGGACGCCCCGCGGAAACCCGATCACCAAGAACTTCCTCTATCGAATGCTGAACAACCGGGCTTACCTTGGTGAAGCGGTGCACAAGGATACGAGCTATCCCGGCGAGCACAAGGCCCTGATCGACCGTGCGACCTGGGACAAGGTCCATGCCATCCTGCAGGAAAGCCCCCGCAAGCGCGCGGCCAAGACCCGTGCGGGAACACCGGCCCTGCTCAAGGGGCTCCTTTACGGCCCTGACGGTGCCGCCTTCTCGCCCACACATACCCGGAAAGGTGACAGACTCTACCGCTACTATGTCAGCCAGACGGTGCTGAAGCATGGCGCAGGGGCCTGCCCCGTCGCCCGCGTCCCCGCCGCCGAAATCGAGGCCGCCGTCATCGAACAGATCCGCGGCATGCTGCGGGCACCCGAGGTCGTCATGGCCACATGGCGCGCCGCGCAACCGGATTGTGAAGGCCTGGCGGAAGATGAAGTCCGCAAGGCTCTGACGGAATTTGAACCCCTGTGGGCAGTGCTTTTCCCTGCTGAGCAGGCTCGCATCATCGAGCTTCTGATCGAGCGCGTGGATATCGGTGCGGATGGACTGAAGCTCAGTTTCCGCGACAAAGGCCTTTCCCAAGTGGTTGCCGATGTCCGAGGGATGGCGGATGAGAAAGGGAAAGCTGCTACATGACCGATCAGGCCGTCACCGTCACCGTGCCATTTGCGATCCGCAAGCGCGGCGGACGGAAACTCGTCATTATGCCCGAGGGGGCGTCTTGTAAACTCTCTCAGACCCGAATTGACAACACCATCGTGAAGACCCTCGCGCGCGCCCATCGTTGGAAGCGCCTATTGGAGGGTGGCGAACATACTTCCGCCGCTGAACTGGCTCAGGTCGAGAAGATAAACCAATCCTACGTCTGTCGTGTCCTGCGCCTCACCTTGCTGGCTCCCGACATTATCGACCAAATTCTTGATGGGAAGCAGCCACACGCACTCCAAGTGGAATCGCTTTTGGAGCCATTCCCGGTGGATTGGGAACAACAGCGCCTCAAGTTCAATGTCAATTGACGTAACGACGCTTGTCACTAAACTGCGGCTCGCCATAATCTCCAATGATGACTCTACAGGCAAGTCACTGCAATACCGAGGATCTCGGCTATGCCGTACTACTGCAGCATTCAAGGCAGGCAAATTCAAACGACCGCGCATACAATTGGCAACTGCGTATGCTTCGATACGCTAGAGCCAATCATCGCAGCCGAAAGGTGGAAAAGGAAGTTGCTGGCTTGGCGTCAGGCAGATCTCATTGGCCACGCAATAACTCGGTGGTCGTTGATTGCATTGGCAACCTCCGCCAGAAAATCGGTCGTGACCGCATGAACGAGGCCGATACCTGCAGGAAGTTCGTCGTTCCAAAGCTGCAGGCAGCAGGCTGGGACAATCGCCCGCACGCCATAAACGAGCAGAGGACCTTCACTGACGGCCGCGTGGTTTTTATCGGCGGAAAGGCTCGTCGGGGCAGGCAAAAGCGCTCGGACTATCTGCTCCGGTACAATCCAGACTTCCCAATCGCAGTTGTTGAGGCCAAGTCCCGCTATACGCACGCCGCGGAAGGGCTGCAGCAAGCCAAGGAGTATGCCGAGATTCTTGGGCTGCGGTTCGCGTATTCGACCAATGGCATTGAGATAGTCGAATTCGATTATACAAGCGGTGTAGAACGAACTATTCGGGATTTCCCGGCGCCTGATGATCTCTGGGTCCGACTCCGCCACGCAGAGGGCATGGTCGACGACCAAGTGGCCGAACGGCTGCTGACGCCTACCTTTCCAGACCGGGCCAAGCCCCTTCGCTACTATCAGGAAATCGCCGTAACCCGCGCCGTTCAGGCGGTACTTCAAGGCAGGAAGCGGTCACTTCTCACTCTGTGCACCGGTGCGGGCAAGACTGCCGTCGCATTTCAAATCTGCTGGAAGCTGTGGTCCGCGCGCTGGAACCTGAAAGGCGTAAATCGAACTCCGAAGATCCTGTTTCTCGCGGATCGTAACGTCCTCGTAGACGATCCAATGGCCAAGGATTTCAGCCCGTTTGGTGATGCCCGCCACAAAATCGCAGGCGGCGAGGCAGTCAAGAGCCGCGACATCTATTTTGCGATTTACCAGTCTATCGCGCGCGATGAGCACCGGCCCGGTCTCTATCGCGAATATGCACCCGACTTCTTCGACCTCATCATCATTGACGAATGCCACCGGGGCAGCGCGCGGGACGACAGTAACTGGCGGGAGATCCTCGAGTGGTTCGAGCCCGCGACCCAGATCGGGATGACTGCGACGCCGCGGCGAGAGGATAACGTGGATACCTACAACTACTTCGGCGATCCGCTTTATGAGTATAGTCTGGCGCAGGGCATCGCTGACGGCTTTCTCGCCCCGTATCGCGTTCACCGCGTCATCTCGGACTACGACGCTGCCGGCTGGCGTCCGACGCGAGGTGAGATTGATCGCTACGGACGCGAGATCCCCGACACCGAGTACTCTACGCGGGACTTCGAGCGAGTCGTGGCCCTGCGTGCAAGAACGCAGGCTATCGCGAAACATCTCGCGGGCTTCATGGCTGAGACTGATCGTTTCGCTAAGACCATCGTCTTCTGCGTCGACCAGGAACACGCGCTCGAAATGCGGCAGGCGCTTTCCGCACTGAACACCGATCTCGTGAAGGACCATCCCGACTACGTTTGCCGTGTGACCTCCGACGAGGGCGATGTCGGGAGCGCACATCGGGCGAAATTCCAGGATGTCGAGACCCAGACGCCGGTCATACTCACCACTTCGCAGCTGCTCACCACTGGTGTGGACGCACCGACCTGCAAGAACGTCGTGCTCGCGCGGGTCGTAGGCTCCATGCCAGAGTTCAAGCAGATCATTGGTCGGGGCACACGTCTCAGACCTGACTACGGCAAGCTCGCCTTCAACATCATTGACTATACAGGAACGGCTACGCGCATGTTTGCCGATCCTGAATTTGACGGCGATCCGGTCCGTGAGGACGAGGCGGTCATCAATGCGGATGGCGATGTCGTCGTTGAGCGCGAGATCGAGGAGGGAACGCCGGATCCCGACGATTTTCCTGATGGACCCGATGTGCCGGGCGGACCCGTCGACATGGGTGAAGAGGCCGAGAACGGGCCCCGCAAGTTCTATGTCGACGGCGGAGAGGTCGCGATCGTCCGGCACCTCGTATACGAACTCGATTCCGACGGGCGACAGCTCGCCTGCCGCCAGCTCACCGATTACACCGGCGACAAAGTCCGCACGCTCTATCCCAATGCATCCGAACTGCGCACGGACTGGCTCGACCCCGAGCGCCGAGCAGAAATTGTGGCAAGGTTGGAGGAAAAGGGCATCGAGCTCGATTCCCTGTCTGCTGCGGTCGGAAAGCCGGAGGCTGACCCGTTCGATCTCCTGTGCCATCTCGCCTATAACGCACCGCTGCGCACCCGGCGCGAGCGTGCTGACCGTCTGCAGAGGGAGCAGGATGAGTTTCTGGCCCGCTTCGGGCCGGATGCCCGCGAAGTTCTAGATGCCGTGCTTCAAAAGTATGCCGAACATGGCAGCGCCCAGTTTAAGCTGCCCGACATCCTGGAAGTGCCACCGTTCAACGAATGGGGTAATGTGATAGAAATCGCCGCCCGCTTCGGCGGGGGCAAAGAGCTGCGCAGCGCCGTGACCGAGTTGCAGCGTCTGCTCTACACTGCTTGAATTGAGGGAGTTCTACCTTGGTTAAAACCGCCCGCAAGAAGGCTGCGCCGAAGAAACTGACCACTGCCCAGCGTCTCGACAACATCATCAAGTCCGTCCGCAAGATCATGCGCAAGGACAAGGGACTGAACGGCGACCTCGATCGGTTGCCGATGCTCACCTGGATCATGTTCCTGAAGTTCCTCGACGACATGGAGCGGATCGAAGAAGAGCGCGCGGAACTCGCTGGCAAAGATTACCGCTCGATAATCGAGGCCCCTTATCGCTGGCGCGATTGGGCGGCGGATGCCGATGGCATCACCGGTCCTGACCTCCTGTCGTTCCTCGTTTCGGAGGCGACTGATCGTCCGGACGGAACACGCGGCCCGGGACTCTTTGCCTATCTTAGAGGCTTGCGCGGCGACAATGGACGGCGCGAGCGCCGTGACGTGATCGCAACCGTCTTCCAGGGCTTTACTAACCGGATGGAGAGCGGCTACCTGCTGCGCGACGTGGTCAACCTGATCGACGGCATCCATTTTGATTCGTCAGAAGAAGTTCACACCCTTGGCCGCCTCTACGAGACATTGCTGCGCGAAATGCGCGACGCTGCCGGCGACTCGGGCGAGTTCTACACTCCCCGGCCAGTTGTGCGGTTCATGGTCGAAGTGATCGATCCCAAGCTGGGCGAAACCATTCTCGACCCGGCATGCGGCACCGGGGGATTTCTGACCGAGGCGTTCCTGCATCTGGAGCGCCAGGCCGATACGGTCGAGAAGCGTCGCATACTCCAAGAAGACAGCTTTTTCGGCGGCGAGGCAAAATCGCTACCGTTCCTGCTTTCCCAGCTCAACCTCCTGCTGCACGGCCTGCATGCCCCACGCATTGATCCTGGCAATGCCCTTCGCTTCCGCTTGGCCGAAATCGGCGAGGATCAGCGGGTTAACGTCATCCTTACCAACCCGCCCTTCGGTGGAGAGGAGGAGGCAGGCATCCTCAACAACTTCCCCGAGGACCGGCGCACGTCCGAGACCGCGCTGCTGTTCCTGCAACTGATCATGCGACGACTAAAGCGCGCCGGGCGCGGTCGGGCCGCGGTCGTCGTTCCGCACGGCACCCTGTTCGGTGATGGCATCTCGGCGCGGATCAAGGCGGACCTGCTCGAGAAGTTCAACCTGCACACTGTGGTCCGGTTGCGTGAAGGGGTATTCGCTCCCTATACAGATATCCCGGCGAACCTGATCTTCTTTGACACGAGCGGCCCAACGAAGGACATCTGGTACTACGAGATGCCGCTGCCAGGGGGTCGTAAGAAATACTCGAAGACCGCGCCCATGATCTATGAGGAGTTTACGGACTGCCTTGCCTGGTGGAAGAAGCGCGAACCAAACGAGCGTGCCTGGAAGGTCTCCGCTGCTGAACTGATCCAGCGCGATGCCCAAGATCGCGTTGTCGCCTGCAACCTAGACATCAAGAACCCTCATTCTGGCGAGATCGCCGATCATCGCGCACCGACCGAGATCGTGGACGCGATCATCGCACAGGAACAGAGAATCCTCGCCATCATGGACGAGATCAAGGCCGTGCTGGCGGAGCGGGTGTGATGTCGCGGACGATAACTATCGACAAATTTCTGGCCAAGTCAGAGGACTGGGTCCCCGTAAAGGCGGACGAGAACTACAAGCAGATCACCGCGCGTCTGTGGGGAAGGGGTCTCGCACTTCGCGGCGAAGTTCCGGGGAGCACAATTGCTGCCGCCCGACAGTACTGCGCCAAGGCGGGTCAGTTCCTTATCTCAAGGATCGACGCACGCCACGGGGCCTTCGGGATTGTTCCGGAAGAGCTAGACGGTGCACTGGTCAGCAATGATTTCCCCTGCTTCAACATTGACGAATCTACTGTGCTGCCACATTTCTTCGAGTGGTATTCGCGCACCCCCGAGTTCATCGATCTATGCCGGCGAGCAAGCGAGGGTTCGACAAACCGCGTTAGGTTGAAAGAAGCTAAGTTCCTGAAAATGGCTGTCCCACTACCGTCTCTTGACGAACAACGCCGCATTGTCCGACGGCTCGATAGTGTTGCGGCACTTGTGGAGCAACGGGGCCGCGCCATTGAGGCGACTAAGCGCGAAACTCAGGCGCTGCTGCTAAAGGCCTTTCAGCGCGCTATCGACGGTGCGCCCCAGCGCCCAATGTCCGAAGTTGCCCCGTTGGTGCGAAGGCCAGTCGAGGTCGATCTTGATGCCGCGTATCCCGAACTCGGTGTCCGGTCGTTCGGCCGCGGAACTTTTCACAAACCTGATCTGCTTGGCACTGAGGTTGGGGGCAAGAAGCTTTTCCGCATCTGCGCTGGCGACCTCCTATTCAACATCGTCTTCGCTTGGGAAGGCGCTGTGGCTATTGCCCAACCCGAAGATGAGGGCCGCGTTGGATCGCACCGCTTCCTGTCATGCGTACCTGCGCCCGACACGGCGACAGCGGAGTTCCTGCGGTTCTACTTCTCCACGCCTGAAGGACTGCAGAAGCTGGGTGAGGCATCCCCTGGCGGGGCGGGACGAAACCGAACATTAGGATTGAAGAAGCTTGAGAGTCTGCAAGTGCCCGTACCACCTGTCGTGCGCCAGCAATGGTTTGACCGACTGGAAGCCAAGGCTCGCGAAGCCCGCGTCATCCGGGCCAGCACTGCAGAAGATGTGGAAGCCATGATTCCTGCTATGCTGCACAAGATTTTCAATTGA